TTGACATCGTTGTCTGCTGTTCCTGGTCTCATATTAGAAGCCATCAATCTTTCTGCTACAAATTGTAACTGACGAGGGATAATTAACTTCATGCCTCTTAAAGCAATGATTAATCCTCTCTCATCTGTAAAACCTGCAATATTGATTAATGCATCTTCTAAAGATGTTTCGTTAAGATCTGCTGCTGCAACATTGTCTAGAGTTCCACCATTTGTTAATGGGTGATCTGCTACACATAATGCTTTTCCGTCACCACCAGTTACGCCAGTGTCGAATGCATTATTTAATACACCTGCTGCTTTTACTTGCTTAGTATGTGCCATGGATCTTGCAAGTGCTCTTGTGTAACGAGAAGAGATTTTGTCATAAAGGTTATCCTCTACGGCTTCTTCTGTTATTGAGAACGCCATTGCAACTGTCTCATGGT